AAAAATCGCATCCTTATTGCTGTTCCCCCCGTTCGTAGCATCTCCAGAAAGTATTTCTGCTCCGCCCGTAACTTGCCCGGCGTAATTTTGTAAGGCAAATGATGAAGATGCGAAAACCCACGCGGAAACCGTGTTCACGGTGTTGATGGTCGTATTGAGAGTTTTAGTAAAATAATTTGAAGTGGAAGCTCCTATTCCTCCGCCCAGTATTCCCGTTTGAATTGACGGCGATCCGGTCGCGCTTAGATTGTTCGCATTGGAAGTGGAATCGCTGGCCACAAGTAATCCGTTTACGGCCGGAAAGTGGTAGACGGCGATGTAGTTGCTATTCCACGTTGAAGACGGGTGGCTCTGGTCCGTCGTAACGGATGAAGCTCCGTAACAGGCGTAAATGACCGTTCCCGTGCTCACACTCGGGACATTCACCCAATCCATCAGTGCCCCGGTGGAGGAAGAATAACTTTGAGTTTCAAAATTGAGGGATGTGCCACAGCTCCACGCGGTACCGCTCACCGTCGGGGTTGATGTGACGAAAATGAGGTCGGCGGGTTCGGTACCGCCATTCGGAGCAGTAACGAGGTTTTGAATGTGTCCTCCCTTCGATACCGGTTCCCACGATGACAGCGTCGAGGACACGAGCATTGGAAAGTTCGCGTTCGTGCCTGATGCTACGGAGGCCGTGGAGGTTACTGTGATGCTTCGATAGTAAGTGTAATTTGCCGCCTGCGCTTTCGGCGCTAAACAAACGAGTCCGAAGACTGCTATTAAGCCGATGAGATATTTCTTCACTAATTCTTGGTCGCTATTACGTTCACGGTCGTCAATGTCGGCGTTCCGGCCGTCGAGCTGACCGCGGCGAATAGATACGAATTGATGGGCAAGCTGCTCGTCGTAAAGGAAGCGGTCGAGGTGCCGGTGATCCCGCACGCGATGGACGAAAGGATGATGTTGCCGGAAAGGATCGAGGAGGTTGCCGTGGACGTTTCGTAGTAAAGCGTCATCGTCGAAGTTGCGGAAGCGTATTCCCAGCAATCAACCTTCGTTATCGTCTTAGCGTTCGGCGTCTCGATGGCCTCGAAGTTTGACGGTGCGGTCGTCGTGGCGCTCGCAAAGACGAAGGTTACCGAGGATGAGGCGAGGGTTGAAGAAACGGTGGTAATGAATATCGAGCAGGTCGTCGTTCCCGTGCTTCCTATGGTCGTTACTGCTTGGCCTGCGGCGCAAGCGGATGCACCGCCGTAAGAAGTGAGGACGCTTGAGGCATTGCTCAAGACCAAAGCGTTCGGAATCGTCGTCGAAACATTGCCGGAGAAGGTCGAGGTTTGCGCGACCGTGAGCGTGGTCGAAACGTTCGCGGCGTCGTTCACGTTCAAATTGTTATTGATGGTGATGGTGCTGTTGTTCGCCGCGAGTCCGAGCGTCCAGTTGTGGCTCGAATCGAAAGTGGCCGCGGCGCTACCGCCATTCGTGATGGTCGCGAGATTCGCGGAATTGATGCTGATGTTCACGGGGAAGCTATTCGCTACATCTTCAGTGCACGTCGCTCCTGTTGCCTGTGAGTACGGTTGGTTCGATACGATGTTTGTAAGGCCGGTTCCGTTCGAGGTCTGGATCTGACATACCTGCTCCGACTCTGATCCGTTATTCAGAGAATGGTCCGAAAACTCGGCAATCGTCGCACCGTTATAGTTGCTGATCATGATGCCGGCGGCGTAAAGGTTTACGCCGTGTTTTACGATGGCCGGGAAGGTATCCGACGCGTTGTTTGAGTCGTTCGCGACGGCGATGTTCGTGAGGGAGAGCATCGTGGACTGCGATGATACGAACCAGAACGGGTAGTACGCTCCGTATTGCGCGTAGTCCGAGTTTTCAACGTGAATCTGATCGCAGGAGACGAGGCCATTCGAGAAACCGCCCCAGACCTCTGCATCATCCAGCGAGAGAGCGCTACAGAACAAGTCCGCGAGAGCGTTGTTGGAAATATATATCGCGTCTGTCGCCGACGAATTACCGGGATCGGTATATGTGCCCGTAAGGATTGCACGCTCGCCGGAATTAGCGGCAGTATCGTATTGTCCGAGCGATCCGAACACGACCGACAGCGCAACCGATGTGTTCGTCTGCGTCGCCGCGGCGCTGATCACGACGTTAGATCCGCTGATACTCAATACCTCGGAATCATTCGGGATTCCAGTGCCCGTGATATACGAACCGAGCGGGATAGATCCTGGCGCTGAGACATTTGCAATCGTTGTTGAACCGTTCGTCGTATTTCCGGTAACGCTGATGACTCCCCCATTGCCACCGGAACTCGTTCCGCTGAACGCGTCCATGTAAGCGTTCTGGCCCATGACATAGTTGATGCCGAAGCCATTCACGTTTCCCATCCAATTCAGGCCGACGGCACCGAAGCTACCGCCGAAGTAAATGCCAGTCGTGGTCGCATTGTTCGCGACGCCTGCATTGATCCATGACGTGTGACCATTTAAATCGCACCCTTCGCCCTCAGCGAGAGCAGGATGCCCGGACGGGTTTCCGAAGTTGAACACGATTGCCCCGCTCGAAGCATTCTGTTGCGTACCACCATAAGTGAGCTGAACGCCTGCCGTGCATTCGAGCTGGACCGGGAAGCCGTTCGTGTTGAGATTGATAGGCAACGGGAATGTGGACGTGCCGACGTTATGAGTTATGAAAATGGTCGCGGCGCTGTATCCGAGTGCCTGGTCCTGGACGGTAATTGCCTGTATACAGCCATTGATCGTGTTGGCAGTCGAAGAACCGGCGCAACCGTTCGTGGCGAAGTTTGACGGTACATAGTTCGGTTGACTGGAGATCAGTGTATTCGTTGCATTGAATATCGCAGTCTCGTCAATCGTCCCCGTCGCATTATTACCCCCACCACTTGCCGTTGAGTTGATCGTGATGCTATTCGTCGTCGTTGAGATCGTGATGTTAGTGCCGGCGACGATGGAGATAGTGCCCGTTGAAACGCCACCGATTGATACCACATTGGCGGAACAAATTATCGTTCCGGTCGCGCTCAGACCCGTGACACCTTGATTTGCGCAGTTCTGGACCGATCCGTTATTCAAGCTAACGGTCAGCGTGCTCGAAGTCGTGCTCGTCGTCACGGACAAACCACTGCCTGCGTTCACCGTGTACGTGGCCGGGCCAGTCTGCGTATTGAAGGAGGTCACGCCAGTATTTTGGATCGTGGTTGTGGTATTGCCTCCTGCTGTCGCAACCGTTGAAGTTATCCCTGCTCCCGTCGTCGTAACGGTATAAGTCCCGGCCACAGCGGGAGTACCGCAAGCAACCGTTCCCGTGGCGCTGAATCCGGTAACGAACTGGCCGCCGCCGCACGATGAGCCGAGATAGGAAGACAGATTTCCGTTCGCGTCGTAAACCCCGAGCGAACTCGTTGCGATATTGATCTTCCAATTCCCTCCCGAGAACTGGAGCGTTCCCGTCGTATTGGCCGGAAGCGCTTTGCCGTTCAATCCGGTGACGGTGATGCTGTCGGTTATCGCGGTGGCACCCGAGGCAGTCCCCGTCGCATCTCCCGCAATCGTGAAGACAATCGTTTGATTTCCCGATATGCAGGTCACGGTGAGGTTCACGGTTCCCGTCGAGTTCGCGGCCGTCACGCATCCCTGTCCGTTGAAGGAAGTAACACCCGTATTCGTGAAGGTCGTCGTGCTGTTCACGGCCGATGACGTGTTAAGAATGCCGATGCCGGTGCCTGCGCTGTCGTTGTGGCTCGTGCTCGTCGCCGCGTTTATCGAAGTGATCGCCGTCTGAAGGCCGCTCGTCGAGTTCACGGTGATCGTCGTGCCGCTTGTGAGCACGGTCGTCGAACCGGACCCGGTAATCGTGATGCTTCCCGTCGCGTTATTTGAGCTCGTTACCCCGGTATTCGTTACCGTGGTCGTGCTGTTCGTCGAACCTGCGGCGGTTGAGACCGAAACGCCAGTCCCTCCGGTAATGGTCTGGGCCGAGGACGTTGCGCCGTTCAGCGAGGTGATGGCGGCAGGAAAGGTGATAGCTCCGCAGGTCGTTATGCCCGATGAATTGACGGCGGTGACAAACTGGTTCACCGAGCAGGTTTGCGTCGAACCGTTATTCAAATTGAGCGTGAGCGTCGTCGTCGCGCCGGAGCCTGACGTGGTTGTCGAATAGGAAAGTCCGGTTCCCGTGATGACCGCTTGGTTCGGGGCGCTCAGTCCGTTCAGCGTGAGGAGCGCGGCGACGAGATAGTTCCTGTCGTTCACAAACTGCGAGATCGTATTCGTCGTGAGGCCTATCGTCACACTGCCGGAAGCGTTCGTGACCGTGGTATTCACGCCCGGTGTGATCGTGGCCGCGGTGTAGGTCCCCGCGCCGTTGCCGATGGGTATGGTTCCCGATGCGGGGATCTGGCTCGTGCCCAGTCCTCCGAGCGCCGGGGGAAACGGTGCGGCGTGTGCCGTTGTCAAGTACTGAGCGGTGCAAGCGAGAAACAGGAACGAGAATACGAGGGCAAACTTTTTCATTAAAGATTTTTGGTTATTGGTATTGCGCGGTGTGTGGTTGGCCTGAGAGAGAACCGTCGGGCGGGACTATGTAAGTAATCGTACTGCCTGAGATCGTGTAGTCAATCCCCAGGATCTGCGGCTGACGGGCGATCTGGAGATTTACAGAGTTCGGGTCGAACGGAGTGGGAGAAATGGTGAACGTCGTGTTGAAGCCGTTCACGGTTCCGGAGACATTGACGTAGTGCCACGGCTTCTGAAGATTGTTTCCTATGTCCGTGATCATCTTCGCCGTAATGCCGAGCATCATTGAGTAGGTCTTCCCTGCCGTGTTCTTTGTGGTCGGAGTTATCCCTTCCTGCGCCGTGCGGGAAGTGCCGTTGTTCACGAGCGTGAGGACGTTGCCGGAAATGCCGCTTGGCGCGATGCGGGTGATCTCGACGTTCGGGTCAAGCTCGGGCGCGGCGTAGTCGGTCGAGTTCCACCATGTCACGTTGAATCCCCCAGCCGAAGGCAAAAGCGAACCGCCGGAGACAAGCGTGATCGTGAACGCGTTCTGATCGTAGCCGCCGGAGACGGTAAGCTTAATGAAGTTTGCTACGGGGTCGAGCATTGCTATCACTTTAGCAAATTGGTTTTAATGACGCGGTGTATAAGTTCAATCGATACGTATTGCCGTAATGACGTTATCAGCTATATACTCCCGCCACGCCATTCCCCCAAAGGAGACTTTATGTTCAAGCACATGCTCAGAACTTGCAGTCTTGTATTGCTCATGTTGTTACCGTGTTTCGTTCGCGCCGCTGAATCGCACGATAAATGCGCCGGGTTGGGCAAGATTCCTGCGTTGCCGGACAAAGCGACGGCCGCAGAAAAGAAAGCATTCAAGGAGAAGCTCGCTAAATTGATCCCGCTAGATCTTGTGGTTTGTGAAGTAGAACAGGCACTTGATGCGTATCAGCAGGACCCAGACGTTAAGGCGGCGAAGATTCCCAAGCTCCTAACAGCGGATTTCGATTTCAAAACTACGACTGACATTAAAGGGGGCATCAGCGTATCGTTCCTCGTGTTCAGCATCAAATACACTCACGACAATCAGACGATCCATGATGTCGATTTTCAATACGGACCGAAAGAGATAGTGGGGCTCGATCAAGGAAAACAGGATTTTCAAACTGAGTTAATCAACACGATTAAGGCGGCGGCTACGGCGATAAAAGAAAACCAAAATGCGCCCATGAGCTCAGAAAATCCGCTGGTATTCAAGCAATTGACGGTGACGGTTAGTTTTGGCGTCACGAGGGATTTGCAGGTCGGCGCTACTATTCCAATTCACCTCGTCACTCTCGGGCCGTCGTTCGAGGGAAGTAAAGCTTCGGTCGAGTCAGTGAAGCTGGTTTTCGCTCCTCCACCCAAGAAGCCATAGGGCGTTAGATCGAAACGTCCTCGGGCCTTACAAAACATGAACAGTTCGGATGAAGCGGAGGCGTGGATATTTCGCCATAGTCTGCCGTGAGCGTCTTCGCTTCATCGCCGTCGCCTACGGTCATGGTCTGACCGAACTCAAGGAAGTTTGAATCAACCGAAACGATCTTGCCGTTCATTTCCTGGCAGAAATCGCATACGTTACCGAGCTGGCTCGTGTACCACTTCACCGTCTTCACGACGCCGGACTGCTGCCACGCGGCCTTCAGCGCCATGTTCGAGGTCCTGAATGCTTCGGTCTTTGCGAGGCGTTCCGCGCCGTAGTCATCCGCCGCACCGTAGACTTCCCCGACCGCCTTCGAAAGGTCGGCAAGCGGCTGGCCTTGCGCAAGTCCCTCGTTGATGACGTTCTCAAGGTTGTTCCGTACGGTCGTCTCGTAGCTCGTCGAAAGCTTGGCGATGGAATCGTGGAGCGCGTTCTTTGCCGTGTCGGAGAAAGGATTCATGTCCGGCTTGCCAACGGCTACCAGTGCGGTCTTCGCTTCATCCGTAAACAAGCTTTCGAACGTCGGGGTCAAGGCATCGGTCGTGATGCCTATCCATTCTTCAAGGTTGAAAAGTTTCTCGGGGTCAACGGCCTTCGTCGCGTGAGGAAGGTTCTCCAGAACCCGTTGCTTCTGTTCGGTGTTTATCCGGCGCACCGTTTCCTTGATGTCATTCTCCGCTTTGGTCGTGCGGTCGCTGAACTCTTTCCAGGCGGCTTCGTCAAGTTCCTTCGTGGTCTCGAACTGCTTGGTCGGGTGGTTGGCGTCGTCTTCGAGGATCTTCTTTATCTTTTCGCTGAGGGCTTTGCTTATTTCGTTCCGTGACTTCGCTCGCGTCTGAAGCTTTGTCCTTACCGGACGGAACGCAACGCGCTGGCCGTTCGCGGCTTTGATGTTGGCGAACTTCTTGCTGTCGTTTTCTTCGTCCTCCTCGTCTTCATCGTCATCGGAATTGTTCGCTGGCGGTTTCTTCGCCGGGTCTGTTTCTTCCGGGGCAGGCGCGTCAAGCGGCCCCATAGTGTTCGGCTTCATAAGCTCGTCGCCGCCTTCAACCGGGCCGAGGCCCATGAACTCGTCGCGTGCTTCGTTCACTGTTAGCACAGGCTGGCTCCCCACGGCGGTCTGCATTTCGGTCGTCCGGGCGGCGCGGTCTTCGGGCACCGGGTCAAGGAACGTTATATAAAGGTCGTCGCCGAAACGCGGGATGAAGCGCTCGTTGAGGAACGAGCAGATGAGTTGCATGCGCGGCTTGATGACGCGCTTTGAGAAGACATAGTCTGCGGTCTCCGCGGTGGCCCGGTTCGTATCTGACTCCGCCGTGCCGAGAATGGTTTTTGAAACTCCGAATATGGAAAGAATGCGGTCGCGCATGTTCTCGGAAAGGTTCTTGAAGTCCATATCTTTCGGGTTTGAACCTGCCGAGGTCCACTTCACTCCCTTCGGCAAAACAGCGATGCGGTTCATGTTGTCAATACCCTCGTGCATGTTTGCGAAGCTGATCTTCAAGGCTTCGATCTGCGTCTCAGATACCATCTCGCTTTCGAGGAAGCCTGACGGTCTGGCCCCGTTCGTGAAAAACTTGCGGTTGAACTCCATCGCGTAGTTGTCGTTATCAATAAACTCCGCACCTGCCTGGACGGGACCGAGGCCTTCGTACATGTTCGCCGGATCGGGAAGCCTGAAGTGGATGACCTCGTACGGCTTGAAGACCATTTCCTTGTTCTCCAGCTTCATCTTGTAGCCGACGAGCTGGTAGGGCCACGTCCTGGTGTCAAGTACCGGGCGCACGCGGGATGGGTCCATCGGATAAATGGCTGTGGGCTTATCAAGGTCGCTCTTCACGCCTTCGAGATACCAATAGGCGTTCCCGGTGAGGTCAAGATGGGCGGAGAGCAGGTATTTCAGCTCCGGCCCGGTCATCGTGTCGTTCACGCTGTCCAAGAGGTCAAGCGCCGCGTGCTCGGTCTGTTCCTCATGGTCTTTGCCCGTCACTTCGAACAAGCGCCAGTCAATGTTCATCACTTCGCGCGCGATGGCGTTCACGGCGGCGTAGACATAGCCCCGGTTGTTGGCTAAGGCTTTGGCCGGGTCAATGTGATTCCCCCCGCTCGGCCGATAGATGGCGAACTGGTTTGCATCGCTCCCGATGTCGCCGAACTTCCCGCCTACACTTTTTGTGAGACCGAAGCGCGAGAAGCCGAACTGCCGTTCCTGAGAATAGAGTTCCGGGTCAATACGGGAGATGAGCTTGCGGAACGCGCGGATGGGCCAGCTCGGTTTGTTATTGGCGTTGAGAGAATGTGAGGGCATTTATGCGGCGATAAGTTTTCCCTCCGTAATTGTGAAGCTTTTCGTCTTGCAATACGGGCAGGTGAGCGGGATCTCAAGCGTCAAGGGTTCGATAGAAAGTATCTTGTGCCGCTTCGTCGTCGCGCACGGCCCGTTGCATGCGGGACAGTTCAAGATGATCGCGTCGTAGTCCGGCCATACCATCTCCACGATCTGCTTCATCTCATATTTCTTGCCGAAAAACTTCCACCAAAGCTTTTCGAGAATGCCTGCAGGCGCTTCGAGCGGTAAGCGTTCTACCGTCACGCGCGGCTGGCGCTTCCCGATGAACACGAAGTCGCCGGGACTTGACAGGTCTTCGGAAAGGCGAACACGACGGACTTCAAGGGCTTGCATGGAAGGATTAATACAACTGTACCATATTGAATTGCTAACTTATTGTGTGTATAGTCTCGTCGATTGGCAGGTAAATTCCTTGGAGGAAAGACAATGCTAAAGCTAACAGCCTTGGCTCTCGGTATAGTTTTTCTGATCTCAGCAAGCACCGCACAAACGCCACCTAAGTTTACAAAAATGGACGTGATGTTCAGTACAGGCGGAGACGACAAAAACCCTGATACTCGGCTGGAATTGTTTATCACAGACCACGATGGCGCGCCCGCTGTCGCTTATGGAGATGTCCAAGGCCAGGGATGTCCAAACAACAATCCGTGCGGGCCTTTCACGGCCAACCCGGTCGCCGGAGGGTTTCCTCTAAAGGACTACAAAACAGAGAAAGTCATAGTTAAGATTACGCCACCTCACAATGACACTTGGGATTTCAGCTTCATCGCAACGCTGCATTTTTCTGATGGAACAATCGTTCAGTTATCGGTTCCCGCGACTTCACTAAACCAAGACACCAGAACAGGAGTCTACTCGTTGGCAAATGCGGTCAAACAAACTCCGTAACTAAGTCTCAATCCACTGAATCTTTGGAAGCTCAAGGCCCTGTTGCGCGAATCCTTGAAGTAAATAAACTACGGCATCGCAGGCGTCATCGTGCGATTCAACTCCAAGATTAAATATCTGTCCTAGCAATTCCTCGCAACCGGTTCTGGGAAAAAGTACGGTGCCGTTCTTGATATACGGGGCGACGACCTGTAGCCGGGCACGTTTATCCCCATTCGGCTTGATCGGAACGACGGCCAGAAAAGCCCTTTCCATTTCCTGAATCGCCGCTTTCTGGTAGGCGACATCTTCTACGAAGAAAATGTTCGCGCCCTTGAGTTCGCCCGGAATATTTCGCACGCGCAGTAAGAAGTTGTGGAAAGTTACGTGTTCAATGTACGGATTTGGTCGTACATATATTTTCGGTGCGTCCTCTACATAGAAGACCTCCCCCGTCACAATAGCGGTGTAGTCCGCATTCTCTTTCTGCGAGATGGCAAGATCTATCCCGTGGCCTTTGATCGCGGCGACGGCGTTCTTCGGGACCTCGTCGTAGTAATGAATATCCTCGGGCTTTATGATCTGCTCTTCGTCCGCGACGATCTTCAGAAGCATTTCGCGTTGCCACGGGACCGTGCCCATGTCGCGTTCTTTGTCCTTGAGGGACTGCTCGGTCGGGTACATCGCGGGCCAGGTGCAGTTCCCTTCCTTGTCTATCAGCGGAAACTCAAGGACCTTGAATCCGGTGCCGGGGGCTTTGAGGCGGGAAAGCAAGGCGTCCATGTGAAGCAGGTTCCCGATAACGACGAGCTTTCCCTTCTTCACATCCATGCCGGGGATAATTTCGGAGTGGAGCCATCGGTCGGTCTTATCTCTATTTTCCTTCGTGCGCACCCATTCGCCGTCCTCCGGGTCGTCTACTACGACGAGCTTCGGCCGGTGCTGGAGATGGCGAAGTCCGCGGACCTTCTGCCCTCGCGAACGCGCAAGGATGCGCACGCCGTTCGATAAGACGATATTTTGCTTCTGCCACTCCTCGCCTTCGCCCTGGAACGTGAAATCCTCGACGACCGTTCCTTTCACCTGGCCGTAGTCCTGCTTGATGAGATCGTTCGTTTCGAGCTCGTGCTTAATCGCGGTGATATTGAGGGTCGCCTGTCGGCTCGAATCGGCGACGAGAATGATGAAAGGATATTTGGTGGGTTGTTCTAACGCGGCCCAGAGCGGAAGCGCGAGCGAACCGAAAATGCTTTTTCCTGAGCCTCGGAAACCGATGATCAGCAAACGACGGAGATCGTCGTCGGCTAACGAGTGGACGAGCTCTGCGTGGAACGCGGCCGGCCGTTCGTTGAAGTAGCCGTGGAGATAGACGAGCGAGAAGCCTAAGAGCGTTTTGGCGCTCTCCCTACGCTCCTCGTACGAGCCAAAAAATGGCTCAGGCGGGGTTTTCGGGGCTAGGGTCGGTTCCCTCATTCTCCTTCGGGGGCGGTAACAGGCCCCAATTCTCGAATACCTCCCGAATCGACTTTTTCTTCTCTTCCGAGAGCGGCGTGTTTCTTATTGTGAGTTCAAGGCTTCCGCGCTTTCGGTCGAACACTCCGGCGTCAAATAACTTTTCGAACACATCGTTGTGCGCTTCGCGGATCTCCCGGAGCGCCATGACGCGGGCTTGCGGATTGATGTATGGCGCGTTTGCTATTTCCCATGCCACGCGGACGACCTCGGTCATCGTGTCTTCGAAAGAGGAAAGCGTTTCGTTGAGCAACCGCCTGTCCATCCGTTTTGTGCGCTCGACGAAGATCTCGTCATAAAGCTTTCCGATGTAATCACGGTCGAGGTGAAGCTGTTGGGCATCGAGGCGTTCTTGAATCTCGCGGCGCGAAATGCCGTGGTCAACGGCAATCAAGCTCCGAATCTTGGACTTGTAGAACTGCTTGTGCTCTTGGGTGTGACGAGGCATGCGGAGGGTTTGGAAAGGTTTAGAAGATTGACAGCGTGTTCTTCTTTACACTATAACATCCACGCCGGAGGTCCTTATGGATCACGCTCTTCGCAACGATGGACTCGTCTTCCAACATATGACCTACGGAAGCGGTGGGGCTCCTAACCCCCCGACCGGCCAGGCTGTCGGTCCCGCTGGTTCTGGGCCGAGTCCAGGTAGCGGCCAAAAGCAGTTTTCAATGGATACTTCAGATATCGTGGCAGTCGGGGTCGTAATTCTCGCAATCGGCGCGGTCATAGTAGCCGTAATCATTGCCTTGGGATTTGTATTCGGAAAAGTACCGGGCAAAGAAGCAAGCCAAATCATTATAGCTTGTGTAAGCGGGTCGGCTATTTCCGGCGTGGTCGCCGCGCTACTCGGACGAAGAAATCAAACTACCGATTGACCGCTTTTGAAAGCTCTTTCAGTAAATCACTGATCTTCTTCAAGTCTGGCGCTTCTCCGATAATCTCAACCCTGATCTTCAGGTGCTGGAGTTTCTTCAATTGCTCGGCGTCGTATTCCTTTGTGGAGTCAAGGCTCTTGATGATGTCCTTGTGGCTCACGGCCGGCGCGACTTTGATGGTGTAGCGTTCGATCATTTCAATTATGCCTTGTACATGTCGGACTTATAAAACGGGAAAACGAGGCGAGGAATTCGTTTCCTGAAGACAATGCCGTTGACCAGGCCATCGGCCGTCAGGGGCCGCCCCGCGAAATAACGGAACCAAAAAGTGTACCAAAACGATTCCTGACGATACTCCTTCCACTCGACTACGGCGTGCTTGCCGCATGACGGGCAATGGATGTCTGAGCGATAATCGGTGTCGTTTTCGTTCATAGATTTGGATACGTAAGCTCTCCCCAATACCCTTCGCCTGACGGGCAGTCGTACTGGTTCGGCAATCTCGTGTAGTTCCACAGGAACACCCGTCCGTCGCTGTACAGGACTCCCGCGAGCGAGCCGTCTTTCCCGGTGAAGACGTGGATGATCTTCGGGCTCTTGCCGGGCTTTTTGGGTTCCGGGCGGTCGGTCATACGGGTTAATAAGACATTCGTTTCCAGTCCCATGTGACTTTTTCCCACTCGCCGCGAAATTTTCTACGGAAAATCTGGAAAGATTCCCAGGTCATGATGTATTCGTATCCGTCAGTCGTGGACCACGTCATTGCTTATAGCTTTCTTAACTTCTCCGCCGTCGCCCGGCCGTTCGCGGCCTGTTGCCGGAAATGCTTTGCGGTCGCTTCGCCTCCCTCGATAAGCTTCTGTTCTTCGGTCGCGGTGCGGCGCTTTGATTCCGCAATATCCTGGGCGGCCTTCTTCTCTTTGTCGGCTTCGTACTTCTCTTGCCCGGTGAGCGCTTTATATTCCTCTGACTCTTCCTGCGTTTTGATGTTTGCGTCTATCCCGTCTGCATCGGCGTTCAACTGCGCGACGACGGGGCGCTTTTCTTTGGCGCGGAGCGCGGAGAGCGAGGCGTTAAGATCGTGGTTTGCGGCTTCAAGTTCTTGGTGCCAGATGTACCGGCGCTTGGCCCAAAAGCGGGCGAAAAAACGGATCATGCGTTTAGTGAGGTTATTTCTTTAATGGTACAAGTTTTGACAGATTCGTCAATTACGGGTTGTGGAGAAGCCTAAAGAGGCCGTACATAGCGAGGAAGAACAGCGCAAGGCGCAACATGAGATGTTCCGCATCTACAATATATTCTTCCGCATCCCTACAAAATCTCTTGAAAGCGTCACGTTTCATGGTCGCATCCTCGCAGACTATTCCGGCGATGCGAAGAAGAGGGCTACTTGACAGGGGAGCAAGCAGGGACGGCGCTAGGCCAGCATGGCATTGTGCCGAATATATTGTCAAGACCTGGATGCAAGATAATTGAGTGCTAGGTGGAAACTTGGTTCATGACATCGTCGAGTGAACGCGCAACGAAAGCGATCCCTTTATTCCTAAGAACGCTTTGGATAAACTCCTGCTGTTCAGGCGACACTTTCCCTTTGGGTTGCTTCACTTCAATTGCAAGGAAGCGTCCGTCCGGCAGGCATCCGATGATGTCTGAGATCCCTTTCTCTCCGAAGGCGAGCGGGATATAACTGCCGTTCGGTTTCATGATGCCGACGTTGCGGTGCTTGAAGACGACACAACGCTTGAGTTTGAGGTAGTCGAGGATCTGCTTTTGGATTTCTGATTCCTTCATTCTCCTTTGTGGTGGTGTTGCTTAATCGTACAATCCGGGCTTATAAACGCAACAGCGGGCGGAGATCTTCATGACTCGTCAGTTCTGGATGGATCAATTAGTGTACGTGCCAAGGGCTATTTTTCTTGCCGTCGTCATGATTTTCATTTCCCCCTACGTTCAACGGTGGCGGGATAAGCGGGCGATAGCAAGGGGACAGAAGAAGACCAAAAAGGTAAACGATCATTATTCGAGAGTAATTGGTTATGCGTTAGACCCGCACGGTCTGACCCAGTATTTAGTCCTCCTAGGGATATTGGCCATTGGCTCCGGCTCGACTATGACTGTCGGAATGGTGTGGCTGATCGTGGTTACGCTCGCCGGGACTGGATCGGCCGCTATACCGAACAATTATCTTAGCCTCTACTGGTATGGCATGGGATTCTTCATTTGGCTCATAGGAGTGGTGCCGTGGTTTCGGCTAACTAGCCAAGCGGCAGAACTCTGGCTGCACGTCCAGTCTTTCGATAAGTACGTCGCCAGCGTTCCCACCGAATTTCGAAACCTTGAACTTGAGGCAAAGGCCCGTGAGAAGTTACAGTCCATTTCTGGAAATACGGTTCCTCCACAGTTGCCGCGATGAGTCAATTCTTTGCCTATCTCTATATTGCGGTGCGGGATTTCATAAAGTACATTTGGCCAGTCATCGGGCCGTTGCTCGGTGTACTTATCGGCGCTTATCTTACAAAATCCTCGGACCGTAAAAAGTGGCTGAACGAAAACAGGAAGCAGGAGTGTCAAGAACTGCTGGGCGCGATCACCGCCTGCGCCGTGAAACTGCTCTCTGACTTCCCCCAAGGCTACGCAATCGAAGAATATGGCGGATATTTGAAGACCATTGAAGTATTTCACACGCGGATTTTCATCGCCGAGGAAGTGGAAAAGGAAAAGCTTGAAGAACGCTGGACATCTGCCGTTGATGATTTCGGGACGAACTGGACCAAGGCAAAGTTTGATACGGCGCTGGAAGAGATAAGGGGCAAGATCATCCGAATCGCGATGAAAAAGTAGCCTCAGCACCCGCAATACGTCTTCGCCTTCCCGTAGGTGTAGGTCTTGATCGGCTCCCCGCATTTCTTGCACTTATCCGGCGCGAGGAGGTTTATGAGGGTGAGGATAATTGCGGTCGCGATGTGGGAGGCGGTCATGGGACCCGGCTGTGATTAACGGCGAGCGAGGCGAGTCCGCAGACTATCGAACAAAGCATGAACACGATAACAAAATGTCCGTTCCCGAAACTGATTATCTGCGCTCCGATAAATGCCCATTGCATGCCCTGAAGGAATCTCATTAGCTGCATCGAGGTATTTTTTAGAATAATCTTTGTGTTTCTGCGACCTTTTTCTCGAACGCCGGCGGGAGTTCTATCTTTCTCGCCGGGCGCAGACGATATTCAGACCAGTTTTTCCCGGCAACCTTGCGCTCCTCGATCTCGTAGCCTTCGGCCCGCAGATCCCAGATTCTCGCCCCTAAGCGCATGATGTACATATCCCTGCTCGCCTCTACCGAGGAGAGCCATTGCCCGGTCTCAAGTCTTTGGAGGATGCGGTCGTGCTGGGTCATGGCGTTTAGCAGACAAACATATAATGCGTTCGACCGGGATTGTTCGCGCAGACAACGGGTAATGCTTGCGGCAGATTGTCCTTCTTTTGCCAATTGTCGGAGGTCCCGGCAGGATTATTGAGGCGCAACCATTCAAGGGCTTCATCCCACGTTCCGTCCGAACAGACGCGCGCGTTGAAAATGTCTATGTAAATCAATTCGTGATACGAGTTCATTTGAGTAGTTCGTATAAGAAGCTAATCGTCTCCTCGCTTTGCTTTTCGAGGTCGTCGGCGTAGAGGTTCCAGCGCATATCGCCTTTCTCGTCTCCAATTACGACGCCCGTTTCTGCTCTAAAATACCCTTCGCAATCTACGCTCGGAATATAATGCCCGTAGCTTTCGGATTCTTTTATCGCCAGCAACACATCCGCAAGACGGCATGGGGCATGGTCCATATATCCGCTTCCTTCAGGACGACCGCTATCCCAATCCCAGCCTTCTTCTCGCCGGGGATTCGCGGCGATGCACTTTTCACGGATAAGTTCTAGTTTTTCTTGAGGTGTCATGAATTGATGTATTAGCGTTTCTTATATATTTGGGAGTAGACTGCGGCCCGAAAGGGAGAACCAATGGCTTCGCTTCCGCTTATCTTGCTCGTCATATGCGCGGTCCTCGCGGTGGCCGGTGCGAAGGGCGCGAAGTGGAAACTGCTTAACGTGGCGATCATCGTAGGTTTCATGGTCCTAGGTTTTGGCATTGGTTGGTTGCTCGGCTTGTGGGGTGGAAATATGACGATTGGTGCTGAAGCCGCGGTGCCGCTCTCCCTACTCTTGGGTGCCCTCGGCGGCTTGGGCTGTATCCGCAGGAATAAATGGCGCGAGAAGAAAATCGCTCTTGCAAGCGGGCCGGAGCCGAACATGCCGGACGGCCCGCGATAATTGATTTAGAACGGGATGTCCTCAAGATTTATCTCTTCCTCGTCGAGATTGATGCTTGGGATCTCTGGTTCGACCTTTGGATTCCACTCTGGTGCTTTCTTGCGGCCACCTTCGTTCGCTGGCGCTGACGTGCCCGGCTTCGGGCCTAGTTGCATATTTTCGCAAACGATCTCAGTCGCCTTGCGGGTAATGCCGTCCTTATCCTCCCAGCTCCGGGTCACGAGGCGTCCTTCGATGAGAACGAGCGATCCCTTAGTGAGGAACTGGCTCGCCACTTCAGCTTGCTTGCCCCAGATGACGACGTTGTGGAACTCGACTTCTTCCTGCTTCTTGTCGGCTTTGTCCGTCCACGTTCGATTGGTGGCGACACCGAGCGTCGTGACGGACTGACCGTTGCTCGTTGAACGCAACTGCGGGTCTGCGGTAACTCTGCCGAGGATGATTACGCGATTTAGATTCATAATCGTGTTATTTGATTTCCAATACTCCAGTGAGTTTGTAGAGCCTCACTTCTGACTCCGACCTTTCAAGGTGAAACTTGTCCTTCGTCTTCTCCGTGTAACCGTGCTCGGCGAGGAATGCTTGGTAGCGTTCCTGTTTTTCCAATCGCTCCTTCTCGCGCTGTTCAAACATCGCGGCTTCTTTTCTTTGGCGCTCTTCCCGCTCTTGTTTTGCTTTCGCCTCCTGTTTAAGACGCTCGCGTTCTTCCTGCCTCGCTCGTTCCTCTCGATCCCGCATTTCCTTTTCGCGTTCGAGTTCGGCGGCCGCTTTTTTGTTCTCAAGATCCTCAGCTTCAATGCGCTGGCGATCGGCCTCGTTCTTATTTGCGACACGGACGTTGAAATAATTCTCGAACGCCGTGCCATCCATCTCCAACAGCTCGTCGTCCGAAACTTCAATGCCGTCCGCAATCGTCGCTATGCGTTCCTTGCGGTGGGGTAAAACTTCTAAGCGCTCTTTCCGTTCCTTTTCCTTTTCGGCACTTTCCTCAAGCTCAGCGAGGCGGTTTTCTTCCGGCTCGATAATGGCGACGAGTTCCTTTTCTTTTGCGATGACGGCCTTCTGAAACTTCAGCGCGTCTTCTCTGAGCGTTTTCCCGGTTTTGGTTATGGCAATGCGGGCGTCCCGAATGTTGAGC